GCTGTTGGTGTATTAGTTGTTTGATTTGCTTTTTTAGTATTAAGATACGCCAATATATCAGGGTCTAATCCTGCTGCCACTGTACCTAATCCACTAATCGCTCCCTCAATATTTTTGCTTGCCATATCTGCATAGTTAGCGGCAGCTTTTTGCGAACCTGCTAACTGACTATTGACTAATTTTCTTTGCTCTGTGATGTTTCTATTCTCAACCTCTTGAGCGTTCGTCAGAACGGCAGCGTCACGTTGATAGTTCTGTTTAGACTGCATGATAGCTGCCTCTGCGTTAGAATCTAAAACACCTTTATTGAGTGCTGCAATTTGAGCAGCCGCTTCAGGACCACCACCTTGAATAGCTTGAGTAGCAGATGCCGCTTGTTGAGCGGTTTGCTGATTTAAAAGTTTCATTATATCAGGAGATTGAAGGGCAGCCATTAGATTGGTTTCCTTCATTCCTTTAAGTTGATTTGCATATACAGCTGCTGCCTCAGAAGCCGCCCTAGAATTTTGATTATTCTTTATAGCCATTCCAGCTGAAACAAGTGCACCTGCACCTGCTATTATTGCTCCAATCATAATTGTCGTATTTATAACAACAAAGATAATTAATTAAAATTAACTATCAAACTAATAGTATGACTTAAATAATGTTGCACTTACGGAGAATATTTCGGACAGTGTAACTGACTGCTCAAGAGGTAGTGTTAACTTCACCTCCATATAATATCCTCTGCAACCGTATGACTCAGCGACAGGGTTTTTTGAGAATAGAACGAAATCACCGATAGTAGGGATGTTTGCCACAGCATTGACCGTTACAGTTGTTGGAGTATGTGATACGATAGTACCAATATTCAATAAATCTGTTCCGTCATCAAACAATAACAAGTCACCAACAGCGATAATGCTATCAATCTTAAAAGCGAACGTAAGAGTGTTTGTTGCAATAGACAGTAGTTGACCTAATCCCTGAACAGATAATGACTTAGCGTCAAAATCATCTTCATTTCTTCTGATGTATGAATACCAACGACCTTCCTTATTTTTGAAATAATCAGCAGATATTTGACCATCATTTATGTCGGTCGTTACCTCTACATCCCAAGCGTCCGTCCCGTAGATTGCTAACGCACTAAAAACGTCAACATTGGCGTAATCTTCGTTAAAAATAGTTGTGACCTCAGTCGGATATACCGTCCCGTAAAACTCGTTGTGTGTTTCATTTACCCAATGTCTATATAAACTCCCTCCGTTCCAAGTATAGAAATTATTATTTAATCCAAGCATCCAGTCAGGGATATACGACCATCTGCTCGTCCACCCCTTATCTGTTGGTGAGTATGTTAATGTTGTAATTTCCATATTGCAAATTTAGCAAGAATATTTATCAATCACTTGACCGAATTGATTTATTTGATAACTGTATGTTGATGGAGATACATTGTAGAATCTATTTCCACCCGTGAAATATTCTAAACCTCGTCCATCAATAAATACTGTGTCACCAACATCAGGCAATTCACCGCATCCGCTATGGTACATTATCACTAGCTCAGGTGTCGCTACCGAGCAAGCTGATGCTCCATCTGTTTGGAAGTTTATTCTGTCTATTAAGAATGGCTTCATGGTCATCGCTGGTACTGATGTAATTGTAAATGTGTACTCTGTACTTGTACCAAAACAGTTTGTAGCTTTAAGAGTAATATCTCTTGAGCCCCCTTCAGTTGGCGTTCCCTCGATAGAACCCGTTGCTGTGTTGAACAATAAACCTCCGATAATTGAGCTGTCTTGACAAACGCCTGACAAAGTAGCACTACCGTCTCCCGTTACTAATGTCGGCATAGTGGTTGAGCATACTCTCGCTGTTGTGTTGTAATTGACAAGTATCTTGCCATCACATCCGTCACATTCAGTATAAGTAAAGTATGAGCCCTTTTCACCACCTTCTAATGTATATTCATCACAGTCTGTTACAATCTCCCAAGATGTAGGGTTATTGTCTGCTTGTACTCTGATATTCACGTTACTACCTATAACTACTTGAATGTCTCCTTGAGTTATATCAGGCTCTGATGATTCATCACAATCACACCCTCCTTGAGAATCAACGAGCCCATTAGGCAAAATTGACAAAAATATACCACCCGTTGGTGGAGGAACAATCAATAATGTTTCACTAATCAAATGTAAACTTCCTGGAGTGGGGCCATAAACATTTAGCCCTGCCATATCTGTAAAGATAGTATCACCAACAATCGGCAAATCATTACTTCCGTTGTGATAAACTCTAGTGTTTGGCACTTGAGAACAAACATTGCTCAAGTTTCCGTCATCTGTATCTATGTAAAATTCTGTCAAGTAAGTCGGAATTTTTTCAGCTGTAATCTCAGTATTTGACAAAGGCATGTAAACTACAAGTTGTGCAGCTCCGTCTGTTAAGTATTTCTTAAAAGTAAACGGCAGTAATTCACCATTGTTTACCGTTCCGTCATAAGGTTCTTGCAACTTAATATCTTCAGGTGCAATACCTGCTTCTATAAGGTCATCATAATTACTTGATGAATTTAGTCCTATATATCCCGTATCAAGTATTGTTATGCCTGCATAAGAAAAAACATATCTCGCTACACCTGATGGTGTCTCAATATTTAATCCTGCCGACCCTAGATTATCGCCAAAATTCATATCAATAAACCTCACAGTATTATCTCCGCCTCCTTCAAAAAAAATATCGCCATCATCTAAATTATCCGCATAATCCCAAATCAAATACAAATACTCTAGTCCATCAGGATTTTCATAGGTAAATACTCCCTCATATCTATCGCCCTTCCAGGTTAAAGTTATTTCAGACGCTGCATTAATCATAGCGTCTCTGTCATTACTTGTGAATACTTGGTTTGAAACAAGATAGAAAAACTTGTTATTCATTGTCGGCACAAAATTATACTTTTGCTGATTAACACCAGTAGAATTACTAGCAATAACAACAACTTCATCGCCATCGTTAGGTATATAACCTACTCCGCCAAATCCTGTCTGAGTATTAAACAGAGCTATACCACTTTCGTTGAACTGAATTTGACTAATATCAAACTCATCTCCCTCATTGTATGAATATTTTTGATTTAAAATCATTATTTTTTTGTTTCGTTATTAAGTACAACTACCACTACACTTCCTTTTGGTCCTCTTGCTTGATTTAATGTAAATCCTTGTCTTTTGTTTCCGCAAAAAAGAACAGTAATTAAAACTTTTCTATTAACATTACTTGTATTAGAATCAACTAACGCAAAAATATCAGTATTTCCGTAACCACTTGTTACAGGCAAGTCTATCCAATCAGTACCAAATCCAAATGGCTCTACTATAATCTCCCAGCTACTGTTTGATGTAATTGAGAACATATAGTAAGAACCTCCTGCCGTATTTGACTCAATTGTTTTAGTTCGTCCGCTAAGGTCTAAGAAACATTTATTTACTGTTCTGTCGTTCACTGACAAAGTATATAGATTCAAATAAGGGTCAAACGCTCCTAATTTCTGAGTGTCTAATCCTTCAGTCATTATCTCTCTAAAATACTCTTCCATGTAAATAGTTGAGATATCGACAATCGTGTCCTCCTGCAATTGCAGAATAGCACCACGTCTAGTGTCCGTAAAGAATGTATCTTTTCCATAAACACTAAATGACTCAGGGTTTCTTGAGATACCAAATTCACCGTTCAACGCTATCTGATTACCAAGAACTTCAGGGATTGATACCACCTGACCACCACCAACAGCGTCAAATAAAATGTTCTTTCCGTAAAGAACTTTTGATATCTTGTTCTCTTGCATTATCAACAAGTTTGTGTCTCTTGGGTACAAATGCTGTATGGGTCCGAAATCTCGGTCGAGATATTTAAAGTTAGATATACCTAAATTAAACTCGTTCAATCTATTTGTTGATGATTTTTCTTTAAATACACCACTATAACAAACTGATGAGTCAGCTCTTACTTGCTGATACTCGTCAACTGTAGTGCTTGCTCTAAGGCTATAATCTAAAGTAGTGGCATTGAAATCGTCCTTTATTCTGTTCGACTCTAATCCGTTACCAAAACAATATCCATTGTAATCGCTATTCGCACTGCTAGGTATGTTTAACTGAACGATAGCATTGGCTAATCCCGTTTGGTCTGCTTCGTTAGTTCCTGTTATTCTTATGTTACCAGGGATTTCAGGACCAGAGCCAGGGAAAGTTAAATTTATAATCACAGAGTATCTATTCTCAATACCAACAACTTCATACGAGCCGTTAATATTTTGTGAAGATACATCTACCATATCGCCTACTGTGAAATAGTGCGGGTATCTGTAATCTAATTGCGTAAGTCTTGTTAAACCACTTGCAAACTGAAAGTCATCGTAACCCCAAAGAACTTTATGTTTGCCATCAACAATTGGGTACGTTCGTGTTGTCTCATGGAAAATATCAATATCGGTCTCTATCGCTTCAGATTCACAGAATACCTTGTTGCTCGTTTGTTGGATAGATAGTTTTGCTCTGATTGTATTATTGTTTGAGCCTGAACCACTTTGAAATCCAAATCCTTGAATAATCATATAAATATCACCAGTAGTATTCTGAGATATTGTTTTTATTCCTGATGAAAATACTTGATTCGCATCCCCTCTTCTAAATGTTATTCCTGTTGCTCCAATGTTATTTCCCGAATCGTCATACTGAACGAATTGTTGCCATGCTGCCGACTCGATAAACCATTCTTCAATGTTCTCAAAAAACTGTGGAGACGGAGGGAATTGCTGAACACCTGCTTGTTGAGAAGCATTTAATGAATCTTGAATAACCTCTATTTGAATTATTGCACCTGATTCAATTTGTGGAGAAGCACCTAATACAGCAGCTCCTCCCCACTCACTTTGAGTTAAAGTACCTCCTGCATCTGGTATTCCTACACCTCCAAAATAATTTCCGCTTAAATCCCCAGTCTTTCTACAATTTATTTTCCATCTATCCCCAGGCACTAAGCCTGTGTTAATAACAGATGGGATATTCCAAAGAATAAAAAAAACGTCTTGACCAAAAATATTTATACCTGTTGATGATGTAGTTACAGGAATATTTTCTACCCAACCTCCCGTTGCTGTTATGTCAATTGTGTATCTAAATGTTGTAGGAGTTTGAACTTCAATAGTTACTCTTAAATCACTATCCCCAGTAAATACGTTATTAAATAATTGTAAACCGTTTGGGTTTGAACTTCCATAATAAATAGGTTGTTCACAAACAGAAGGAAAACTCTGTGTTACAGGTGCATTTATTAGAACTTGAGATTGATATAAATTGTTGTTCCCTTGTTGTTCATCATTAAACGTAACCAATGAGTTAGGATTAAACTCAGAAACAGTATTTACTTTAATCTTAAAGTAAAGACCTGGCAACTCTGTTGTTGCATTACCTGTAATGAATCCAGCAGGTTTATTTTCAAGCTCTAAAACCTTGTATTTTTTATTAATGAAAGTTGGACCATCACCATCTGATTTAAAAATAAGATACTCGCCAACCTTAAACTTGTCAATGTCCGATTGATTAATCAAGAAATATCTATATAGTCCGTCCGCATAAAATAAAACAGGGAAGATATTGTAGTATAAATTCTTAGATTGCTTAATACCAAAACGATAGTTGGTCGCCCAACATGGCGGAGTATGGTTAATACTGACCATTATACTGTTTGCCGTCACGGAGTTTTGAGGCGGAATATACAATGTATTATTCTCAGTAGTTAACGCAGTGGTCATTCTACCTTTATCATCAGTGTAGAACATGACAACCTCATAATCTCTATCACTTCTGAACGTTTGTGCAGCCGAATTGACGGAAACAGCCTCAGTCTTTAAATCTAAAGAATAATTTATATTAATAGGATTATTAAAGCAGTCTACTATATCTCTAAATTGAACGTAATTCCCATATGCCAATCTGTTACCAACAGTACTTTGTGCTTTCGCAAGTAATGGTACGTTGTCGAACAATCTTAATACCTGCTCGTCAGGAAGTACAGAGTAAATCTTATTGTTAGTAAATGTAATACTTGAACTTGTATTATCACCTATAAATAGCTCTGACTTTGAATATGTGTCAACAATACTTACGTTAATATTGCTTGTATCACGAACTAATACTTGAATAGCCTCAACAAACTCATCACCAGTCTCAAAAGAAACTATAACAGAATTAAACTTATTGACCATTGCTTTATTGAACCCTTCTCCAAAATCGTACACGAAGTTTTTAGCTCCGAACGATACAGCGGAGAATGGAGACATACTACTATACTGACCGTCAATATATTTGTATCTATAAGAGAAGTACAAAAACTTCTCAGACATATTGTCCGACTGAGGAGTTGATGCGTCATTAATTAACTCGATGTGAGGAGAATACAAAGGAGGTGTCAGTATAACTGGTATATCTTTCTCAATCCTAGGGTCGTCTACACTGTATGATTTTGCTCTCTCAATATTTACTTTGCGTGGCTGATTTAGATTGTCCGTCCAAAATAAAAATCCATTCTGTGCATTAATCGCAATATAATTTACACCAGTTATAATATTGTCTTTACTGAAATTCAATAAACTAGGTGTATTGATATTATCTTTATTACATTGAAGAACTCTTGTTGAAATACCAGTTGTTTCGCTATATTCATAGATACCATCAAAAAGGTCAGCAGCAACGAACCAATAAATGACGCTTCGAGCACCATACTCAACAGCACCAATAGTTCTTGCTCCGCTACTATCAAGACCTGATAGCTCCTCAATATCAGCAACATTTACGTTACCTGCAATATTTTGACCTGCTCCAACGTCAGACCCATCTGAAGTACCAACTCTAAAGTTCAACGCATCACGATATTGACCGTTAGGCACAAGCCTTTCGTCAAAATCCTTATTCATTGTTCCACTAGAGAAATTTTTAGTTTGGTCTTTCATCATATTTTATCTATTTTGGAATCTATTATTCATTCTCATTGCAATTCTAGCAGGATGCAAGTTAGACATTCTAATTTTAGCATTACGCCACATAGCAGTCTTTTTATCTCTCAATCGTTTGACCTGATACTCAGGAATACCGACTTTTCTTGATAAGATGGAATAACTGATATATGCGTAGATAAATTCTTCTGCCATTTTATTGACCGTCATTAATGACTCATCACCATTCTCCATACCATCCGAGATATACTCTAGTACGATAGTACGGTTTCTCGCTCCTGATGTAAAGTCAATCACACCGTTGTTAATTCTGAATGTCGGACCATCTTTGTCGTCATCACGGAATCCAATCAATTGATATCTAAAGTACCAACTGTCGTCATATAGCCAACCATAACTACCGCAGTAATCGCCTGGACCGAAATATTGACTTTGCTCAAGTCTTTTAATATCTAAGGCTGACTGACCTGTTATAATTTGACCATCTAAGTCAAACAAGAAATCGTTATTATTATCTTGCAAATAAGCGTTCGATGAATTTGCCTGACGGTTTTCATTAATAACGGTCAAACAACCGTCCGTAAGAATGGACATACGAACGTAATTCACATAGTCAGCAGGCAAAATGAATTTAAGGTTATCACCGACCTCCATGTCTACTACCTTTATATTCTTTAGTGCATCGTAATTAAGTTCTTGTATAGCTCTCTTTGCATGGTAAATCACCTCATATCTTGGCACATTGTCAACCAGCTTGTCAGCACCAACATCAAATAACATGAAATTATTAACAACGTCCTTCAAAGAAAGATATTGATAGCTTCCCCAATTTGTATCTTCAGGGATATTACCATTATTTGTGTAATATTGATAGTTACTTATGTATTCCATTTGTTATTGTTTTTGTTGGTTATTTTGCATTTCCTCCTGATTTACCAACTGTACAACATCATTCTCTCTAATAGACAATCCTGCATATTGTAAAATTTTTGCTACAATCTTAGGGAAATCACTTTCAGGTAACTCAAAATCTTGGTAGTCAGAAGCAGACTGATTAAATAACGGCTCACCGTTCGATAGAACTGAGTAAGTCCATTTAGGGTCTTTAGGATTTCTGATATAATTGATAGTCATACCGCTCACTATAATATCAGGGTAAACTTTAATCCCATCATTATTTAAACTATAAATAGGTCTTGTTACATTTGGAGCCATGAAGTTTGAGTTCAACAAACTGTTTAGCTTTGTGTAGTTAACTTTCTCTACCTCAATATTATTATTGTATAACATATCTGTAATCTTATACAATGTCGGTTGCGTTGGATTGGCAGGGTTAGTTCCTGGCAAAAAGAAAGTTTCAGTAGGTGCGTTGTATTGCAATGTATCATTAACGATAAATCCATCAATATCTATCTCCATTGTCTCAGGAATATTCGCATGACCAGTATTATAAATACGTGCGTTACGCTTAACTATTGCTGAGCTATAACTATAAAACATTTGCTCAAAAAGGTCAACTTGAGCCTGCTTTGCCATTAAGTTAAATTCTTCAGGAGTTACGTAGCCTCTATTGTCTTTAGATAAGATAGTCAATACTGCGTTTCTAACTGTATTTATCATTGCTTTACATTTTAATACAAAGATAATAAAAAAGGGCACTCGTTAAAGTGCCCTTTCAAAATAATGCTCAATCTATTAAGCAACAGCAATACCTGAAACTGCGAATGGCAAACCTGACACTGTGAAAGCAGGGCTTGTCCAAGCTGTTCCTAATGCAGCAATAACCGCATCTTGGATTGCATCACGCATAGACTCGTCATTTGAAGGTGCTGTTGCGTGTGTAATTGTTACAACGTCTGTTGCAGTACTCCCACCTTTGTAGTGAACGTGAACTGTTGTTGTTGAGTTTTGCTCAATCAATACGATACCTGTTGCAGATACTAATTGAAAATTCTCGCCTGTTACGGGGATTCTTAAAAATTTCTCCATCGTTATTTTGTTTTTTGGATTAATAAAGTGCAAAGGTAACAAAAAAAAGCACCCAATTACGAGTGCTTTTCATCATTAGTAGTATTGATAATATTACTCCTCAATATGCTTATCAAGATATTGGTAGAACTCATATCCTTCAGGAGACTTCAACCAAGAAACATAACATTTCACTGGGTCATCTTCAAAAGGTACAGAGAACATACGTTTCTTGTTGTCTTTCAAGTTGTAATGGAAATCTCTTCCGTTGTTTCTTTGAGAAACGTAACCGTCTTTCATAGAACGAATAGCTAAATCCTCAATATCAGTGTCAGGATTATCTAATGCGTCCAAGAAATCATCAGGCTGAGATTTAGCAATATTCATAATCGCTCTAGTAATCTCAGATTTTTCCCATGTAGAAGCATCTTTACCTAGAAAGATATTGATAATTGAAATCTTTTTCTCAACAGAAATTTCTCTTGCTTTAATTTGTGCGTCAAGTACTAAGTTCTCATACTTAACATAAGCCTCAGCCTCAGCTGCTGGGTCCCACTCTTTAAACACGTCACCGTTCAATGGATGTATCTCTAAGAACTTTTGTAACACTGGGTTGTTAGCAGGAACTGTTAATATACCGTCTTCAAAAACGATTGGCTCTAAAACAACATTCTCATCTTGCTCATCGACAAATGGCGACTGTTGATTCTTTGAATATCTAAGACTTCGATTTTTACCTTTCTTTTCATCAAAATATAACAATCTTGATGTAGGCATATCTCTAGCCTGTAATAAAAAACTTAATGGTGCTCTTCCCTCTAGGATGTACCTTTTCTCTTTTGCTTTAACTTTTGTTTCCATTTTATTTGATTTAGATTTTAATTAAAATAACAACAGAGCATCACTAATGACACTCTGTTGTTTTTATTCTTATTTGAAGATGAAGAAGTTATTAGCTCCTAACGTACAAAGTGCTCTTTCAGACAAGAAGTTAACCTCCATTGCATCTAAGTCACTTGTCATTGCACCACCAGCAGAACCAGTAATCCAAGTTTTGTAACGTCTGTTCTCAGCTTCAGAAGCTCTGTAACGTACGTGCAAGAATGGACGTTTTGCGTTTTTACCCATTACTTGGTCATAAACGTTCATTGTCCCCGCTGGAACTAAAACACCATTTACAACACCACCAACGATACCTCCACGAAGAGTTGCATCATTCAAGTATTTCCAGTCAGTTTTGTAGAAATCGTACCCTCTACGGAAACCTGTGAAACCTAAGTTGATAGCCATTTTTTCATCATTGTCGAACAATCCGTAAGACGTACCACCAACTCCGTAAGAGTTTTGAGCAGCTAACATATCGTCAATGCTGAAAGAGAAATCACGATTCAAGAACAATGCGTTTTCAGCAATAGCTCCTTGTTTGTCCAAACGACCAACGATTGTATCGAAATCACTCAATGTAGATGGAACACCACCTGACCAAACGTTACCTCTTGTTTCAACAGCGTCAAACAAACCTTCAGTTCCTTTGTTACCGATATCACCAGTTGTAGCTATTGCACCTGAACCAGTCTCAGCCTGAACGTGCTCAACCATCATCATTTCCAAGTAATCGTCAAAACGAAGTCTTTCTTCGTGCTCTGATTTCAAGTACCATAAGTAACCAGTTGCTCCGTTTTCAGTAGTAACTTCAACCCAACCAATTTGAGCCATATCAGAACCTGAAACTGCATACTTGTTTTTGATGATAACAGGAGATACTTCAAAAATCAACGGTTGTGCTTCCAAAGAACCTTGCAATCCGTTTGCACCTTTTCTAAATTCAGAACCATAAACGAAAGCCGTTAATGTAGCTCCTGAGAAAGAAGAAGGCTGACCACCTGCTGCATAGAAAGCAACTGTGAAAGTCAATCCTGATACTGCTGTGATAATCGCTTTAGCTGATTGGCTAGATGCGTTGTTTGATAAAAACACTACTTGACCAACACGGAAGTTACACTCTGTAATTCCTGAATCAGCAACTGTCATTACCGCTGTATCTGCACTCGTTGAAGCGGCTGTTGTTACGCTAGCATATTTAGTATGTAAACGTCCTGTTTCTGTCCATTTAATCAAATCTGAGTTAGATGGAATCTCTGCACCTACTTGACGTAAGAAAGAGTTAATTGTACGATTACCGTAACGCTCAAACTCAGCTTCGTAAGTATCAGGAAGATACTGATTCAAGAAGTCAAAGTTAGTGATGTAGTTAGTAGGTAATGTTGCTTTTTTAGCACTCGGTTGTAAATCGAAACCTGGTGTGCTTTGTAATGAACCTGCCATTTTTTTTAATTTTTAGTTTTTAAATTTGCTTTTGATTCCATAGCTTCTGCCTTGATTATCATCAATAACTTTTACTTGAAATCCTGAAGCTGGCTGTGGTATCACTGAACCTCGATTCATATTAATATTTTTTGAATCTCTTGAATGGTCAGTTGCCATGTCAGCTTGCCCTTTCTCGTAGAAGAATTTGGCAAAAGCATTTGGGTCTGATGCAATAGCGATAGAACGATGAAATTCAGCAGCGTCTTTTAAGTAACCATCTTCATTCAAGAATTTTGATACGAATGTCGATAGACCTGATTGTTGCTCCTTTAGTTTTTCAGCCTCTGCTGGTTTGTAAACAATTTCTTTTTCCCCTGCTTTAAATTTGAAACCTTCAAACTCCTTAGAGAAAAGTTCTTCTGTTTTTTCAGCAAAAAACTGTGAACGCTTTTCATTTTCCTGAGCTATTTTCTCAGAAGACTCCATTTGAGTTCGTAAATCATCTAGTTGTTTTTGTTGTTCAGCCGTCAAAGTTTTCTCCATTCTTGACTCAAGAGGGATTTTATACTTTGCTTTTTGTTCTTCAAAAAAACCTTTTGCTCTACTAAGCTCTTTTTTGAAATCTATTTTTTTAGAATTAATCTCATCCTCGTCATCTAAATCCTCGTCAAAGTCGAAACGCTTTCTAAACTCGAAATCAATTTCTTCTTTTGTTAGCTCAGGATTTTGCTCTTTCAAGTAATCCTTCAATAGTGACTTTGAATCAACGTCATCAAAGTTTTTGTTAACCTTTAAAAAGTCCTCAAGACCTCTTCCTGTTTCTTTTTTAAACTGTAAGAAAGCATTTACATCTTCAGGTAAATCTTCTTTCTCAACAATTTTCTCAGGCTCTTTAGAGTATTCATCTAAAGAAGAGTAATCTCTTCCGAACTTTTTGTTAATATGTGAAAGAACGATATTATCGTCTAATTCTGGTTCTTCTACAATCTCATTCTCAACGAAATTCGCCTCAACAATTGCAGGAGCACCACCGTTTAATTTTTGTTCGTGCTCATTGATTAATTGTTCCTCAATTTCAGCAACCGATTTTTGTTCCTCGAACTCAACCGATTTTACAGTAAATTCAGCCATTATATTTTATTTAATTTGTTACAAAATTATACATTATTTTTCACTTAAATTTTCTACCTCGGTGCAAACGATTCTAAATCAAAATCTCCTAATGAATCATTCGTTGATTCAAAGTTCTTTGCAGGTAGTTCTTTTTGACGTTGCTCGATTAATTCTGACTGTCTTGACGCTTGTAAGTCCACTCGCTTATCTTTAGCTTGCTCCTTCTCGTCATTTACTTTCTTCATCCCATCTACCTCAATGCCTTTAAGTTGCATATTGTAATTAAACTCAATTTCCATTAATTCTTTCTTAGCATTAACTTCAAATTGCATTTTCTTAATCTCCATAGCAGTCTCAATCTCTTTCAACTGAGCTTTATATTGAGCACCCATCTCAGCCTCTTGTAGTCTACCTTGAGATGCAGCCATAGCCGACTGTTGGTTCATTTGAGCTTGCATCTGCATTTCTTGTTGCTTCTGCTCTTGAACTAATACCTCACGTTTTTTACGCTTAACTTTCAATAGCTCGTTCGCTAGTTTGATATTTTTAACGTTTCTAATATCAATCGCATCATCTAAAAATATCTGACCAGTCTGTAAGGCAATCTTAATGTTTTCCTCAAGCATTTGTTTTTCCTCTTCATCAGGCATCAATTCAATAAAAATACCGAAATCACGCAAGTACAATTCTTTAATATCATCTAAGATAGCCAAGTTGTATTTACCAATCTGCATAGCAAACTGCTCTCTATAAGGAGAGAACTCTAATATATCAGATATTCTAATAGATACACATTCTGCCAACTTCTTAGTCATCGATAGACCTGCATCAAGAATGTGACGTGTAGCCGTATTACTATTAAGTGCAGCTAACTTCTGTACTCCAACTAATGCGTCAGCACTTGGCGTTGAACCATCTCGTGCTTCATTAAGACCCGTCACATCACGAATCATATTCAAATAGTGATTATAAGAATACACTAACGAACTGATTTTATCTTGACCTGATGATTTAGTTAACTCCTGGATAGGCACTCTAGCGTTATTAAACTCGCCATCGCCAGTGTACGAACGACCAATAACAGAACCCGTCTGAAAATATAACTTCAATGCGTCCTCTGGATTGTATGCTTGTCCTGTACCTAAGTCGACCTCGTTAATACCATCGGCATCAATAAATACCCCATCAGGCACAACTCTAGCTTGAATCTGTTGTAATTTCAAATGGACCAACTGAATGTTATCAATGAAAGGAATCATTCTTTTTACAATAGAATCAAATCTACCATTATACATTCTTGGTGCATAGCAAACATACATTGGGAAAGCATCTTGAGCTGCTGATTTTGGACGAACCATGTTCTCAGCTAACTCCCACTTCAACATAATGTTTGTCCCTGCAACTAATACACCTTCATACCAAACAGTCTTAGGCATATCAACAACCTCAAACATATCGTTTGCCTCAACATTAAAAGACTCATCTTTTTTGATAATTCTCTCTCCACCGTTGTTTAAATATTTCTTTTTGTATTTGTATTTCTTTGTAGCTTTATAGTTGAAAAAAAGCAATGTAACAAGGTCTTTCGTAAAAGCATTGTCATAATATGTTCTAGTAATCGGATAGTAATTATACCACGCACTACCGCTATCCTTAATCTCTGTTATTTCTTCGTCCGTTAAGTCAGGCTTGATTTTAATAAGCTCACTATAATGCACTTGCTTTATCTCTCCAAAGTAATAGCAGTCTGAGAAGTCAGGCATCTCTGTATAACTGAAGATAAAGTTAGCAGGGTCAACGTACTCAACCTTCAATCCTGCGTTCGGATAAAAGCTATGCTTAGCTACAGCTAGACCTAAAACTGTTTGGTCATAGTCAATTTGACGCTTTACATTTATGTAGTCATTATTCTCAAAAATAGTATTGATAGCAACCTCCTCAGCAATCTCAATGCTTGGCTTATATTTAAGCTGCATATATAAAGATAGCTCCTCATTATTATCAGGCAAATCATCAGGCTGTACATTGAACATATCAATACCCAATTCATCTTTAGTTGCTAATAATACATCTTTCGCTACCATGTCCGCTTGGACCATCTCTTGAAATATATTCTTTTCGTCAGCAGACATGATGTCCTGAGCTTGAGCTTTTATTTCATACATTCTGTCCTGCATACCGTTAACAACAATGTCAACAAATTTTGCAGCAATAGGCACGTTATCCCAATTGATATTAAGATAAGACAAATCTCCCTCGTGAGCTAATGCAGCCTTGTATTTTGCAATAGACTGTTCTCCACGAGCATACAATCTCAAATTATTAAAGTAACCGTATTTATCGTAAAATCGACAACTGATTCCAGAACGTCTAAACCATTCTCCCTCAATAGCCTTACCTGTCAACAAACCAAATTCCTTTGACGATTTTTCCATGTCATCAGAAGGAAACGGATTTGTGTTGATTATTATAGATGGCTTACTATCCATTATTTTATTATTTGACTGTTTGTTCCAGAGTTATCGTATCTTGCAAATTTAATACTTATTTTCGGTTTTTCAACTTCAGGTCTGAATAGGTTTTTTCTATTCGCCATAATAGAC